AATAAAAAAAAAGGTATTTTAAAAAAAACACGAAAAAACGGCTTTTTTTGCCTGTTTTTTGGCATTTTTTGCACTTTTTTCTCAGTCACTTTAGTACTTTTCGAACAAATTGTTCTAAAATTCGAAAAAATTAAGTTACTGGAAATCAGGTATGTAGAAAAGTGGGTTAGTCCAGAAATATTTTTTGGACTAAGAAAATCGGCTTTTGGACTAACTTTTGGACCACCTCTAAAGTGTTGATATTCAGAGGAAAGAAGTAGTTTTAGTCCATAATTACTATATATTATAATAATAATAAATATATATATGTTTTTGACCGTAGTTTTTATTTCTAGGAAGTTTTTATTTATGCTTGAAATATGGACTAATGGACTAAAAATGGCGTAACCTGTTATTATACAGTTGTTTACACGGTTTTTATTTTAGTCCATGTTTTTTTTGAGGCTTTTTTTGGACTAAACCGGACTAAAGTAAGTGTTGTGCCTTTTGACCTATTTGGATGTTCATTCTCTCCCGTTTTTTTTTGATTAGTTTTACTATTAACTTTGAATAAAATATTAAATAGAATATTAACCGTTTTAACAATGGACACTAAAAAAGAAAAATTTCTAGAATTACTTTATTTGAATATGGGGAATATTTCCGAAACATGTCGGAAAATGAAAATTACAAGGCAAGCCGTTTTTTATTGGGCTCAAAGAGATGAAGACTTCAAAATTGCTTTTGAAGAAGTGGAAGAGTCCCTGATCGACTACACGGAGAGTAAACTTTTTGAACTTATTAAAGAAAAAAATCCGACTGCCATAATATTTTATTTGAAAACAAAAGGCAAGAAACGAGGGTATGTAGAACGTAGTGAATTCGAACATAATCTACGTGAAGGCATAAATGTAAATATTAAAAGTAACTGGAACCCGGGAGATAATAATGAACCTTAATTTAACGGCAGGCAAAGTCTTTGGTGCAAATAATTACTATATAAAACATGGTAAAAAGGTAGTTATTCATAAAGGTGGAACCGGTTCCGGGAAAACCTTTGAAACAATGATGTATCTCTTCCAGTTAGCGTTGACTGAAAAAAATTTAGTTATAACGGTTGTTTCAGAAAGTTATCCACACTTGGAAATTGGTGCAATTAGAATCCTATCCCTTTTTTGCAAAGATATAGGGCTATGGGGCCAGAACAACTGGAACAAAACTAAATCAGTCTGGGTTTCACCTACAGGGACTATTATAGAATTTTTTTCGGCAGACAGAATAGGGAAGGCACTTGGGGCAAGGCGTGATGTACTTTATGGCAATGAAATAAACTTTCTGAAAAAAGATGTATGGGATGAGTTGGCCCGGAGGTCTGAAATTATAATTGCTGACTTCAATCCAACCTCTAAATTTTGGTTGGAAGATTGGATAGCAGATTACGATTGTTCTATAATTATTAATTCAAATTATAAGGATAATCCATTCTTATCTGAAACTGAAAAAAATAGAATTGAAAAAAGAGCAAAAAGGGATATGACCTTTAGGCGTGTTCATATAGACTGTGAATATGGAGTTGCGGAGGGATTAATTTTTACTAACTGGAAAGTAATTAAAAGGTTCCCTGAAAACATGAATTACGAATTCGGGTTAGATTGGGGATTCACGAATGACCCATCGACTTTGATTAAGGTGGCTACGGATAGAGATTGTATTTATTGCGATGAAATTTTTTATAGTCCCGGGTTATTGAATAAAGATATAGTAAGGCTTTTTGAAGCGAACGACATTAAAAAAAGGTATGATGTTATAATAGCAGATAATTCGGAACCTAAGTCAATTGAGGAAATTTATGGGTATAATTATAATATTCTGCCGTCCCAAAAAGGGGCAGATTCGGTTAGAGTTGGTATTGATAGAATAAAAAGCAAAGAGTTATTTGTGACGGAAAGGAGTACAAATATGATCAACGAACTTGAAAATTATAGATGGGAAGTAGATAAAAACGGCAAGCCTACAAATAAACCCATTGACGCTTATAACCACACAATTGATGCCACCCGTTATGCACTTGAACCTCGACATGATTTTGAATATAAAATAGCTTAATTTTTTTTATTATGTTTTTTTGTTTTTTTTGGGTGGTTTGTTTGTAATATTGTAAATAAATTATATTAGGAATGAATTTTAATATATTCAGAAAATCTAAAAGATCAGTTCCGATAGACAATAATCTTATTGAACGGCTTATTTTATCCGGAACCTTCGTTAATTCGAATCCTATTGTATTATATAATTATTCGGATGTTGATTTTTTGGAAAAGGGTTATGCTTCTAACCTGGATGTTTTCAAAATAATAAATAAAATAAACAGCAAATGTAATGTTGCTACTCCTTATATTTATATTGATAATTCGGGGGTTAAATCCTATAAAAAGAACATAAAAGATTCCATAGATTATGGCAACTATAGATTAAGGGTAAATAAATATTTGGATTTTGCTCCGGAAAATTTGGATTTAACTGAATTAATAAAAAATCCTAATGATAGTCAAACATGGAATGAATTTATTACATTAATAAGAATTTTTTATTTAGTACAGGGCGAAGCCTTTATATATAGGAATGCAGGGGACAATAATTGTGCTATTTCATTGCATTGCGTTCCTGCACACATGGTAAAGACCATTGTTAAGGGTGGTGTTTTACACGGTTGGGCCGTGATAACCGAATCGGGGGAAAAAAGGGAATTTACCGGGGAAGATATAAATGATATTTTGCATTTAAAGATGCCTAATCCAATTTACAAAAATTATAAAAATTTCCGTGGAATGTCACCCCTGTTGGCAGGTCTTAAATATCTTCAACAAAATGATAAGGGAATTTTGTCTTGGGTAAAATCATTGGAAAACGAGGGGGCAAAGGGAATTGTCTCTCCTAACCATCCGAATCCTCAATTGTGGTTGACTCCCGATCAGGTTATAGAAACTCAAAAAGCTGTTGAAGAAAAAATTCACGGTTCGGATAATAAAAATAAGATTGCTGTTTCAGGTATGCCATTGCAATACACACAGATAGGATTGTCACCGGATGCGCTTAATATAGTTGAAGCAATTAAATTTTCAGGCAACCAATTGGCTGACCTGTGGGGTGTTCCTGCAGCCATTTTTGAATCCAATCCAACTTATCAAAATCAAAAAACTGCAAGTGAACGACTGGTTAAAGAGGTTGTTTTACCTCAACTAAAGACTGAGGAAGATAAATTTAATTCATGGCTTGTTAAACCTTTCAGCAAAAGGGATAATAAAAACTATGTTTTTGATTATGATTTGTCTGACTATGAAGAGTTACGAATAAATTTAGAAGATGTTGAAAATCTACTAAAAACACACACTATAAATGAGGTGCGAATAATGCAGGGGAGTGATGAAATTGAAAATGAATACGCAGATGAAATATTCATTCCTACCGGTATGGTTCCTTTATCCGATTATAACATTGACATTGGGTTATGAAGATAAGCAGGTATATATCAATTGAAGATAGGAGGCTATCAACTTTGGAACGGAGGTTCCGGAGGGAGATATATAAAGCTATATTGTTGCAGGTAAAATATTATTTAAAAAATGGTTTTTTAGGTGATCATTTATACGGCACTTTGACTGAATTATATAGACCTGTTTTAGACTTCTACCTGAAGCAGCAATGGGATATTTTGAACAAAAATAATTTGCAAAAGCAGAATGAATTTTTTATTGATAGTTGGGGGGAGTGGATTAATGATTATCTATTAAGGACAATCAGGGAACGGGCATTCATGATCGATGGTGTTACGGATGGACTAATAAAAAAGGTTTTCGCAAGTGCTCAAAGGGGGGAGGTTGTTGAATCGATTACTGATATGGTTATGGCGCAATTCGAAGGAAGCATTGGAAGGCGAAGGGCCCGGACAATTGCACGGACGGAGGTGGGCGAGGCTGTGAATGTTGCAAAAACACATAGCAGCGATATATGGGAACAACAAACCGGGATGAAGCAAGGTAAGTTATGGATTCATAGGGGAGCGAAGGTTCCACGGGACTGGCACATGGCTCTGGACAATGGAATTCCGATTCCTAAAGAGCAACCGTGGATAGTTACTGACCCGAATACTGGAGTCACAGATGAAATGATGTACCCACACGATCATCGGGCAAGTTCTGAAAATGTAATTAATTGTGGTTGTATGGTTATTTATACACGGTTATAGAATTAAATTTGTGTTATGGAAAAGATAGTTTATAAAAATATTTCGGAGTTATCGGAATTTGACGACCAGACCGGGGTCATTTCCGGGTATGCGAATGTTTACAATATTAAAGATTTTCAGGGGGATATTAGTGTTTTTGGTTCATTTACAAAAACTGTAAACGAACGTAAAAACAAAATTAAAATATTTAAAAATCATTCTCCGCAATTGGTTGGGATACCTATTGAGTTGGATATTACAGATACTTATGGCTTGGGACTAAAAGCAAAAATGTTGCTGAATACGGATATTGGCAGGGATGCTTACAATGAAGTTAAATTTTTGTATGAAAATGGTTTTGAGACCGGTATGTCAATTGGTGGAAATATAGTAAAAAGGAACCCTAAAAATAAATCAGAGGTTTTGGAATATCGACTGAATGAAATTTCTGTTCTAACGACTAATGACCCGGCTAATGAATTATCTATTGTTAGTCTGGTTAAATCTATAAATGAGATGGAAGAAGAAACTATTAATAGTTTTTGGAATGTTGTTGAAAAGGCATATAATGTAAAATTTTCGGATAATATACTTAAATCACTTGAATCTTTTCTGTTACTTAAAAATGAAGCCGTCAATGAAAACAATGGCACTTCTAATGAAAAGCCGGCAGATGTGTTATTAAGTATTTACGAGTTATATAAATAAGTAATAAAAAATTAAAATTTTAAAAAAATGGAAGATAAAAGTTTAGAATCGATTGAGAAGGCAAAGGCAGAGGCAATGGAAAATGTTAGGAACATTGCAATGTCCACGGCCAATGAGGCTGTTGCTACCAAGTTGGAGGAGGTTACAAAAAGCATTGAGAAGGCAGCGACTGTTGATGGTGTTGAAAAAATCAGGGGTGACATGGAGAAGTCCATTTCAGACATGCAGTCAAAAATAAAAACTATGAATCAAACGAGGGTATCCGGTGGGTCATCGGACAAGGCTAAAATGTTTGTCGGGATTATAAAATCCGCAATAAAGGATAATGAAGAAATAATTAAATCCTACCGTGGGGGTGTTCTTCCATTAGCGGTTAAGGCGATAACCTTTGATTCATTTGGAGAAGATAGTTATGAAGGGTTAACAACTCAAAATTTAGCTCCATATAGAAACCCTTACAGTCCTGTTTATTTAAGAAATATTTTTCCAAATGTTAATGCCAAGAGCGGAAACGTAACAATATGGAAACAGGGGGCTACAACCGGGGCGGCTGCTATTTGGCAGCGAGGCACTGGCGATGATGGTGAAGACGTACCAAAACCAGAGGTTACTCCTTCATGGTATAAAGAAGTTGTTCCGATTGATTGGATTCCCGGTATTACCCATGTGCCACGGGAGGTTTTAGATGATGTTGATTTTGTTGCGTCGGAGGTTTCCTATAATTTAGTGTATGGTGCTGCGGGGGTGTTGGCTGCTGAAAACAGAATGATTTTGGATTATATCGCAGATAAAGCTGTTGATTTTACTCTGCCGGATGACGTTGATCCATTTGAAAATTCTCTGGAAACTATTTTGGCGGCTGCTTTCGGTCAATTGGGGGATAGCTATATGGCTCCGACTCATATAATTATTAACAACTGGGATTATTTAAAATTCCTTGGTTTCAACAAGGCTGCCGGGTCGGGTGAATATGATTACCCGAATTTGAGTTTACAACTTATAAATAACCAATTGTTTATTAACAGGCTACAGGCTGTTCCTAATCCTACCGTAACTCCGGGCGCGGCTTATGTTGTAGCTGCTGATCATTCGAGATTCATTGACCGACAAGGTGTTCAACTCAGAATGTCAGAGGAACATGCAGATAACTTTGTTAAAAACATGGTTACCTATCGTGCTGAATCACGTGCTGGGTTCTTTACTTATAATGATAACTCATTGATTAAGGTAAC